ACGTCAAATTGTGATTTATGCGGCAGCGGCAGGAGCTTTTACCATTAAAAATGGTGGCGCATCTGGTGAGACATTAATTACGCAAAAGTTCCCAATCGGCATTCATCATCTGAACATTCCAGATGATGGGATTCTGGCTACAGGAGGCGCGTACATTTCTGCTTTCACTGGCGCAAGCAATGAACTAACAATCTTTTTGTCATAAAGGACTGTTATGCCCCACGAGATACGCTCTATAACCCAAGTTGGCACATCTGAGCCATTTGAGCTACAGGTGTCTCGTGGGCAAATTACGGGTCACTACTTTGTTCACAAGTTTGGTTACAACCCCATCATAGGCACTGATGTGGAGACCGTGTGGGCGCAGGGCGGTTTGTATGTGTACCCAACAACAGCATCCACGATGTATATTTCTAGCAGTTCTACTGCCGACACTTCTGCGGGAACAGGAGCTAGAACAGCAACTGTTTCTGGCTTGGATGCAAATTTTGACGAGATAAGTGAAACTGTTTCTTTAAACGGTCAAACAGGAGTGCAGTTAAACGGCGCTTTAAACTGGTATCGTGTTAATCGGATTGCTGTAAACACCGCAGGCTCTGGTGGAGCCAACGCAGGCGTTTTGTATGTGGGAACTGAAGCCACTCCAACAGGGGGCGTCCCGGTAAATAAATATGCTACAGTTGCTATTGGTGACAATCAAACCTTGATGTGCCTTTGGACAGTCCCAAGGGGTTATACTGCTTATGTCCATCAAAAAGATGTTTCCTCGTCTTCTTCCGCAGGGAAGTTTGCTATTTTTTCATTACTCGCTAGACCAGATGGTGGTGTTTTCAACATAAAAGACAGGGTTCTTTTAGCCAACAACAGCACGGCTATTTCTTATTGGAACCCTATAAAATTTACGGAAAAAACAGACATTGAAGTTAGGGCGCAGGCTGATTCTGCGGGTGGCACAATTACAGCCTCTTCCACATTAGACATTACATATATTAAGAATGAGGTTGGTGTATAATGGCTCGTAAAAAAGAGAATCCAATACGCAAAACCACTGGAAAAGGCGGTAACTACCGCAAAACTAAGTCAGGCGCTGGCATGACTGAAAAGGGTGTCAAAGCTTACCGCCGTAAAAACCCTGGTAGCAAGCTAAAAACAGCCGTAACCGGCAAGGTTAAAAAAGGCAGTAAGGACGCAAAGCGGCGAAAGTCATTTTGCGCTCGCAGCGCTGGTCAAATGAAAAAGTTTCCAAAGGCAGCAAAAGATCCAAACTCACGATTACGTCAAGCTAGAAGAAGGTGGAAATGCTAACAATGAATCAAAAGATTATTTTAGCAATTGCTGGTGTACTTAGCACGACCATAATTGGAGTTTTGGTCAGCTTTTTATATTGGGTTGGTAACAATGTTGTTGACCTAAAAACCGACACGGCTGTGATAACAGTGAAGGTGGAGGAAAACCACAAGATGTTAAGTGTCTTGTGGGATGATTTTTTGGAGAAGAAAAATGGCAATCTCGCGCAGTTCCATGTCCAAGCAAGTAAGTAAGGGCGGCTCTAAAAAAGATGCCTGCTACAGCAAGGTAAAGGGTAGATATAAAGTCTGGCCTTCCGCTTATGCGTCTGGTGCATTAGCGAAATGTCGTAAGGTTGGTGCTAAAAACTGGGGGACAAAATCAAAGAAAGGAGGCAGCAAGGGCAGGGCTACCAAAAAGCGGTAAATGATAGCTGAAGTTTTAACCGGTATTGCGCTTGTTCAAAAGTCCGTTGAATTCATAAAAAGCAACATTTCTACGGTTCAGGATATTAGCCAAATAGCTGGTCAGATTGATGATCTGTTTCGTGGAGAAAAAGAGGCACAGCAAGCCAGAAACAAAAAAGCAGGTGGCGGTTTAGGCGCTCAGTTTGGCGTAGACACTGTTGCAAAAGAAATCATAGACGCCAAGATTGCGGCAGAAAAGCTACAAGAAGTTGCTTCTATGGTTGATATGAGGTTTGGTCACGGAACTTGGAAAGGCATTGTTGACGAAAGAGCCAAAAGAATACAAGAGGCAAAAGAAGCTGCGGCGGCTGAACGCAGAAAAAAAATACAAGAGGCTAAAGAATTTGAAGAAATGATTAAGCAAATTGTGCTTGTTGGCTCAGTCATTTTTATGGCATTTGGTTTGTTTGTTTTATTGTTCACAGTTGTTTTGTAGGTATGGACCAGATATGGCAGTACGAAAGACTAAAAAGGGAGCGGCCCTCAAACGGTGGTTCAAGGAAGAATGGAAGGATGTTCGCACGGGGAAGGCGTGTGGGCGTAGCAAAGGAGAAAAACGGGGTACTCCATATTGCCGCCCCTCCAAGCGCGTGTCTTCTAAGACCCCTAAAACCGCAAGGGAAATGACAACTGCCGAAAAACGTAGTAGAATAGCGCAAAAGAAGCGTTTAGGACAACCAGCAGGTAAGCCAAGGCGTGTCAAATCTTTGAAAAGGAAGAAATAAATGCGTGTTAATTGGGATGCGGTTTCGACTGCAATACTTGAAATCGCAGTTGGCGTCACCAATAATTTAAGTCCAGTTGCAAATGCTGTTACAAGTGGGTTCGCCAATGGTGACTTTAACGAAAGTGGCAGTATTACTGCGGCTGATGCACTTGATGCGACTAAATTTGGAGCGGGATTGTTAGCAGTAGGTAGTGCAAAAACACGAATTGAAAATATTTTTGAACCGGCACTAATACGAGCATATACTATTGATACAGTTACTTATAGTGCATATATCTTGGAGCCTGACTTTGAACTTGATGTATCTGATTACATTGAAGAGGCTTTTGAGCGTTGTGGCCTAGAGGTTCGCACAGGGTATGACTTAAAAACAGCGCGAAGATCTTTGAACTTAATGCTGGCTGATTGGGCAAATCGTGGCCTAAATCAGTGGACAATTGAACAACGCACACAGCCTCTTTCTAAGGGAACCGGAAACTATAATCTTGGAACAGACTTGATTGATGTTCTGTCAGCATCACTTCGCAGAAGCAACACAGATTACTCAATGAGTAGAATTAGTCGAGATGAGTACCTATCCATTCCGTCCAAGGCAACCGAGGCTCGCCCCACTCAGTTTTTCGTAGATCGTCAAATAACTCCAGAAATAAAACTTTGGCCTGTCCCAGAAAATAGCACAGATGTTATTGTATATGATTGCTTAACCAGAATGAATGATGCTGATAATTACAATAACAAGCTTCAAATGCCATTTAGGTTTTATCCATGTCTTGCCGCAGGATTGGCTTACTATATAGCTATAAAGAAAGCGCCTGATCGCATTCAAATGCTTAAAGCTATCTATGACGAAGAATTTGATCGTGCGCAGGCGGAAGATCGTGATAGGGCATCATTTAGTATAACTCCTAACCTTCAATATTATAGGATTTAATAATGGCTAGGTTCGCTTCCGGTAAAGACGCATACGGAATATCAGACAGGTCTGGTTTTCGTTATCGTCTTCGTGATATGCGCAAAGAGTGGAACGGCTTGCTTGTTGGAAAAGATGAGTGGGAAGCAAAACACCCACAGCTTGAAATTACACGGCGTCCACCTGATGCGGAAGCTTTAAGAGATCCGCGCCCTGACAATAGAACGGCTCCAGAAGTTGAACATCTTTTGGGGTTGAATCCTTTTCTTACAGGCGCTTCTGGAAGCAATGTAATAACTGTTAAAGAGCCTTCTCATGGACGAACAACTGGAGATATAGTAAGATTTCGCAACATAAAGCCATTTGATGGCTTTTTGTCTTCAGATATTGAGTATGCTTCTGGTAACAGCATTACGGTAATAAGCGTGGACAGATACACATTTGTTGCTAATTCAGGCACAGCGACAGAGGGTGGGCAAAGAGGCGGCGGTGGCTCCGCTACGTCTGGGCCTGTAACATTGGTGATATAAATGAGCTTTACATACACAGAACTTCAAACAGCAATACAGGATTTTACAGAAAACTCTGAAACATCCTTTATTAACAATCTTCCTGTTTTTATTAGATCATGTGAAGACAGGATACTAACCGTTGTTGACCTTGAGTTCTTCAGAAAAAACGCAACATCACAAACAACTATTGGTGATCCCTACATAAGTGTTCCGCCTGATTATTTAGCGTCCTTTTCTATGCAGATAACAACTGCCAATTATAAGGATTTTTTGCAGTTAAAAGATGTTAACTATTTACAAGAATACAATAACTCTGTAGCAACTCAAACAACTCCCAAATACTACGGTATATTTGATGTAAATAATTTTATTTTAAGCCCTACTCCAAATTTGGTTTATGACATAGAACTGCATTATTACTATCGTCCTGCAAGTATTACCTCGGGAGCAGCGTCTGGCACGACATGGATTAGTGAAAATGCACCAAACGCACTACTTTACGGTTCGCTAGTAGAAGCGTATACTTATATGAAGGGTGAGCAAGATATGATGCAGTTGTATGAGCAAAGATTCATACAAGAAATACAACGCTTAAAAGATTTGGCTGAAGCTAGAGAGAATAGCGATGCCTACAGGAGAGGTCTACCTGATAGGCCACGCACTTAAACAACGGAGTAAAAGACAATGGCAACATCTAATGCAGCAACCACCTTTTTGGAGAACAAGATACTTAACTTCTTGTTCAAAAATAATGCTGGTTCCTTTACAACACCCGGCGATAATATTTATGTCGGGTTGGCTACTGCGGTAAGTGACGCAGAAGGAGGCTCTGTAACAGAGGCCACCTTTACAAATTATGCGAGACAGCAAAAAACAGCTTCAACGTGGACTGTTCCATCAACAGCTACTGATGCTCAAATAGCGACAACAACGCAAATTGAGTTTCCAGCTTCTGGCGGGACAAACAATACAATTACGCATGTTTTTATCGCTAGTGCTGCTAGTGGTGGGGATATTTATTTTATTGGTGCGCTTGACGCTAGTAAAGTAATTGCTTCTGGTGATATTTTCCGCATTAATGCTGGTAACTTAAGCATTCAGTTGAACTAATACGTTACTTGTGTTTAAGGTGAAATAATATGGCGCTTGTTCTTAGAGACCGCGTAAAAGAAACGACCAGTACCGCTGGCACCGGCACATACTCTTTGGCAGGTGCAGTGGATGGTTTTGAATCCTTCGGTAGCGTAGGCGATGGAAACACCACCTATTATGGGTGCAGTGACGGGATTAACTTTGAAGTAGGCATTGGAACATACACGGCTTCTGGCACGACTCTAGCTAGAACGACTATACTTCAGTCGAGCAATAGTGACAACGCTGTTAACTGGGGGACTGGAACAAGAACTATTTTTTGCACATTGCCTGCGGAAAAAATGTCTTTTTTGGATGCTAGTGGCAACCTTGTTGCCGCTAACGGAAGCGCTTTAACGAACCTTAATGGAAGCAATATATCTTCTGGAACAGTTCCGGTGGCTAGAATAGACACAGGTACTACAGCGGGAAAGATAATTGTCCTTGATGGATCTGCTAGACTTCCAGCAGTAGATGGATCACAGCTTTTTAATGTAGCAACTGGTCCCGCAGACATTACGGCAGACAGCTTTACAGGTAACAATAGCACGACAGCGTTTACAATAACGACTGCTCCTGCTGCTGCTGACGATCTTTTGGTCACTATAAATGGTTTGATTCAAAGACCAACCACTGATTATACGGTGTCTGGCACAACTTTAACCTTTACTTCCGTTCCTTTTACAGGGGCAAATATATTCTCAAGGTTAATAGGTGGAAGCGAATCTACCAACGGTGATTTGCTGGCTGCAAACAATTTATCTGATTTAGATAATGCAGCAACAGCGAGAACCAACTTAGGCCTAGGCACTGCGGCAACGACAGCATCCACTGACTACGCTACAGCGGCGCAGGGTACTACGGCTGATGCAGCATTGCCACGAACCGGCGGTGCAATGACTGGGGCTATCACAACCAACTCGACTTTTGATGGACGTGATGTGGCTACAGATGGAGCCAAGCTGGATGGTATTGAGGCTGGTGCAAATGTAACGGACGCCACAAATGTAGCCGCTGCTGGCGCTTTAATGGATAGTGAGGTGACTAACCTTGCACAGGTTAAAGCTTTTGATAGCTCTGACTACGCAACAGCCGCGCAAGGGACAACTGCTGATGCAGCTTTGCCTCGTAGTGGTGGTGCAATGACAGGTGCAATTACAACCAACTCGACTTTTGATGGTCGTAACGTGTCTGTCGATGGTGCCAAGCTGGATGGGATTGCAGCAGGCGCAACAGCTTATAGCGACAGCGATGTTGACACGCATTTAAACACATCAACCGCATCAGCGAGTGAAGTTCTTAGCTGGACTGGCACTGATTATGATTGGGTTGCTCAAAGCGGCGGCGGCGGTGGTGCAAGCACCGAAATCCCAATACTAGCAAAAACAGCAAGCTACACTGTAGTAGCTGGAGATGCTGGTAAAATAGTTAGTTTTTCTGGTGGTGCATATACTGCTACGCTAACAGCGGCAGCTACGCTTGGTTCTGGTTTCTTTTGCTTTATAGAAAACAACGCAGCAATTAATCAAGCAACACATACTGTAACGATTGACCCAAATGGAAGTGAAACCATTGATGGTCGAACAACTTTTATTGTACGTCAAGGTGAGCGTGTCCAACTTGTTTGCGATGGTAGCAACTTTAAATTAATATCTTCGTTCCATCGTGGCATTGCAACAAATATGACGACTGATTTTTTCAATCTTCCACAAGCACTTGGGGACGAATCAGTAGCAATTGGTCTAGGGACTATAGCTGGAGTTGGCAACACTAGTAATGCAGTTGCAATTGGTACTAATGCTCAAGCTGGCAGTTCTGCTACAGCAATTGGTGGCGGTACTAATGCTGGTAGTAGTCAATCAACTGCTTTAGGTAAAAATAGCGGCGGTGGTGGTTCTGTTGCGACTAGCGGTACAGCAGCAATGGCTCTTGGTGGTTCTCGTGCTTCCGGCACAGACAGTTTAGCCGCAGCAATTACTAATAACACATCATCCTACGGTGCATCAGGTAATAACAGCATTGCTATAGGGTATCGGGCGAAGGCAACACACACTGGAGCTACTAGTATTGGTTATCAGACTCAAGCTACAGCACAAGAAACTCAAGCTATCGGGAGTTATGCGATAGCTTCAGGACTTAGGTCTAGTGCTTTTGGTTATCAAGCACAGACTATCTCAAGCCCTCAGTATAGTATTGTGTTAGGTCCAAATTCAAATGCAAACGCGAATAACACAACTGCTCTTGGTTATCAGGCTCAAGCATCGACTGTAATAGGGCGTCATGGCTACGGTAATGGCAACTTTGCCGCATCGGGAGATAGTCAACACGGTTTGTTTATTCTTCGTAGCGACACCACAGATGCTACAGCGGAAGCCTTAACGACAAACAACAGTACAGCGTCTACTAATAACCAACTGCTTCTACCCAACAATTCAGCCTACAGTTTCTTAGGCACTATTGTTGCGCGTGAAAGCGCAGCATCTGGTTCTGATTATGCAAGCTGGGAAATAAAAGGCGCACTATTACGAGACGCTAATGCTGCATCAACTGTATTAGGTAATGGTATTCAAAATAAACTCTACGCAACCGCAGGCGCATCTGCTTGGGCGATTGCTTTAACTGCCGACACAACTAATGGTGGCTTAAAAATTGAAGTTACTGGTGCAGCGTCTACAAATATTAGGTGGGTTGCTACCGTTCATACATCGGAGGTGACATACGCGTAATGGGAAAAATTGAACTAGATCACACAGGTTCCGGTTCTGGAGTAACGCTAAGCTCTGACGGTACTGACTTACTTCTAGATGGCACTGCTATTGGCGGTGGCGGTGGCGCAGACCTTTATGCTGCTAATGAAAGCAGCCCAACTGCACAACCTTCTGCAACTGGTGGTAATGCAATTGCTATTGGTGATTCCTCAACTGCGGCAGGGGCTGATGGCGTGGCGATTGGTCTTCAAGCATTTGCTAGGGCGCAATCAGCACTTGGATTATTTGGTGATGCACAATCTACTGAAAGTATTTGTATTGGCAAAGGGTCTGCTGTATCGGCAGATGGTGCGGTTCAAGTAGGACGTAATGGTTATGCAACTGCTTTAGATGCTGTTAGTTTAGGTAGATCGAGAGCAGGTGGAGGAGATAGCTTTGCCGCAGTAATTGATAACAACACTTCAAGCTATGGTGCGACTGGTTCTAATAGCATTGCGATGGGCATACAAGCAAAAGCCTCATCTGCTAGAGGGGTTGCGATTGGTGGGTATGCAACAAGTTCATCAACTTCCATTGCACTTTCTACTGGCTGGAATAATCTTGCTGTAACTGCATCAGGCTCAAATTCAGTGGCGATTGGTGGCAATACTTCAGCCACGTCGCCTGGGTCATTCGCTTTTGGTCAACAATCATCTTCAGCAATTCGTGGAAAATATGCTTATGCGGCTGGTAGATTTGCGGCTAATGGTGACGCACAAGGCGGTCAGTTTATTTTGCGTTGCAGCACAACTGACGCAACGCCAACATTGCTAAGAACCAATCCTGATCCTGCTGATTCTGGCAATCAAATCGTGGCCTTGTCTGATACTTGCATTATGTTCAGCGGAACACTTGTAGCTATGCAAGATGGCGCACAAGACCAAGGTGGCTGGGAAATTAAAGGTCTGCTTAAAAACGATGGCGGCACAACTACATTAGTAAGTAGCAACATACAGACTTTTGCAGATGGCAACGGTTGGACTGTAGGTTTAACTGCTGATAATACAAACAATGCTTTAGCAATTACTTGCACAGGTGAATCTGCTCACAACATTCGTTGGGTTGCTAATATTTCAACCAGTGAGGTGACATATGCTTAGGAGCAAAAATAATGGGTGAAATTAATTTAGACAACACTGGCTCCGGTAGCAGCGTAACACTAAGCTCTGATGGAACAAGTCTACTGCTAGATGGCACTGCTATTGGCGGCGGCGGCGGTGCTGACCTTTATGCAGCTAATGAAAGCACACCATCGGCTCAACCAAGTGCAACAGGTACTAACGCAATTGCGATTGGTGAAGAATCAGTAGCATCAGGAAATAACAGCTTTGCAGTTAATACTCAAAATTCAATTAAAGGCGCAACTGGTTCTAATACAATTGCTATGGGGGATCAGGCTCTTGCTGAAGGTAGTTATAGTGTAGCTATAGGTAGATTAGCAAGAGCAGGGGCTAGTGCATCTAATAGCGTGGCAATTGGAAATGAAGCATACGCTACCGGACAACAAAGTGTGTCTATTGGTTACGATGCAACTTGTTTAAATAATAGTTATGCCTTAGCAATAGGCTATGATGCTTATACTGTTGCTGGAAATTATGCAACTGCTATAGGTAATTCTTACGCACAAGGTGGCGGTGCTTTTGCTGCAAACATAGCCAACAACACATCAACCTATGGTGCGACTGGTGCTAATTCAATTGCGATGGGGTATCAGGCTAAGGCTACTGGCGCAAAATCTGTAGCAATTTCCTCAAACACATATAGTGGCAGTGCCGTTGCATCTGCAAATGGAGCCGTAGCAATTGGAGATGGCCCAACAGCGTCTGGAATTGGTTCAACTTCAATTGGTCGTGGTTGTACTGCGTCAGGCGTAAATGCAATTGCAATGGGTCGTAGCGCACAAGCTACAGCGGAAGCTGCTGTGGCTATTGGCTACCCAGCTTATTCAGATGTTAAAGGCGGTATTGCTTTTGCAGGGAGTGGTTATTTTGGGTCGGCACTAGGTGATGCACAAGGCAGAATGTACATTCTACGTGTAGAAACAAGCGATGCAACTGCAACAGAACTTGCTGAATCTTCAGCAAGAATTAAAGTTCCAACTAACGGTGCTGTTGTTTTTGATGGCCTTATTACTGGATTAGAGTCTGGTGTTAACTCTTATGCTGGTTGGAAAGTCGAAGGAATGATTGTTAATGATGCTGGTACAACAACTCTTGTTAACAGCGCAATAACCGTAATTCATAACACACCTAGTTGGGGTCTTGCACTAACAGCAGATAATACAAACAACAGACTAGCAATAACAGTCACTGGTGAAGCATCACACAACATTCGCTGGGTGGCGAACATCCGCACAGTCGAAACTATTTACGCTTAATACAGTCGAAACTATTTACGCTTAATAAAGGAGCAAACTAAAATGGCAATTCAAAATAATATCGCAGAAGGTGTCTCACAATACGGCATCGCTTTCAACAACGCATACTACCGTATCGTAACGGCAGCAATCTCTCGTCAACGTGGAACAGACCCGAAGTTTCAAGTGATGATTGACCTATCGGCATACGCTACGGCATCACCAACCGATGACACTCGTGAGGTAGACTTTAAACGCTACCACGCAAACCTAGACGACATCAACGCTTCTAGCGGCGACGCCTTCTTGGACAAGTGTTACTCTTGGGTAATGGCGCAGGATGATATGGCTGGTTCTACAGCCGTTTAGGAGTAACCAATGGCTTTTGATTTACTAGCTGCAAGAGTTGAAGCACTGGAGAATGTATAATGTCTCAAAAAATTAAAGTAGATCAAATTGCAGATTTGTCCGCCACTGCCGCACAGCTAAATTTTACTGTAGGCGTGACGGCTAGTATACAAACACAACTAGACGCAAAGCTCGCTAAAGCGGGTGGCACAATGACGGGCAATATTGTATTTGCCTCGGGACAGCCGTTTTCAGCTTCCGATCTCAACAGTGGAACTTTACCAGACGCTCGTTTTCCCTCAGCGCTTCCAGCTATATCCGGTGCGAACTTAACTAATCTTCCCGCTGGTGGCATAGCAAGCGTAGCTGCGGACACTTCTCCCCAGCTTGGTGGAAACTTGGACGTTGTTACACATGATATAGTTAGTACATCTAACAGAAACATAGACATTTTGCCCGACGGTTCGGGCAAGGTTAATCTTGATGGTGACGGATCAAGTGGGGGTGTGTCAGTATCGGATGGCTTGGTTGATATTCGTACAGGAACAGGGTCGCGCTCACAAGTTAAGTTCTATTGTGAGGTTAACAATGCACATGCACAAACAATACAACCTCAACCTCATTCAGCTAGTGTCACAAACACACTTACTTTACCCGCAGGGGGCAACCAAGAATTAGTAGGCACAACAGCAACTCAAACTCTTACCAACAAGTCTATTGATGCCTCACAGCTTACAGGGACGATTGCTGATGCACGTTTCCCAGCAACGCTACCAGCTATCAGTGGAGCAAACTTAACCAATCTCCCGGTAACGACCTCAGCCTCTGACCTGACATCAGGGACGTTACCTGACGCGCGTTTTCCTGCTACTCTCCCAGCAGTTTCTGGTGTAAATCTTACAGCCTTAAATGCTTCTAATCTTGGCAGTGGCACGATACCAGACGCACGTTTCCCAGCGACCCTTCCAGCAATCAGTGGGGCAAACCTAACTAACCTCCCTTCTCCAACCCCACATACAGAGAGTGTTGGATCTATATCTGGAAGCACGTTAAATTTAGCGTCCGGTAACATATTCTCTCATGCGCCATCTAGTAATACCACTTATGTATTTAGCTCCCCGCCAGCTAGTGGTACTGCAATTGGATTTACACTAAAAGTATCTCCATCAGCTACGGTAACTTTAACGTGGCCTTCTTCAGTTGATTGGCCCGGTGGCGCTGCGCCTACCGCGCCAGCTAGCGGTGAAACAGATGTATTTACATTTTATACTCAGGATGGTGGAACGACTTATTACGGATTCCAAGCTGGAAATGCAATGGCATGACGTTAGCTAGGAAAGTACAAATGGGCGCTGCTGGTGCGGTAGGCGGGGTAATCTGGACAAATCCTGACATAGGTAATGCCAGCTACGATAACGTCACGTTGAACACAAGTCTTCAAGAACCTTCAACCAATCAGAACGGTCCGGGGATTTTTTTTAAACCAGATGGTACAAAACTTTATGTCATTGGCGATGCTAACAAAACAGTTTATCAATATACATTAAGTACTGCTTGGGATTTAAGTACAGCTTCTTATGCTTCGATTAGCTTTAGTGTAACTAGCCAGAACAATCAAAAGATCCGCCCCACTCTTTTCTTTGATCCTACTGGCGTACACATGTATGTTCTCGGTTTTGACATAAATTCTGCGTATTACGGAGTCATTTATCAATACTCATTAAGTACCGCTTGGAATGTAAGCACAGCTTCTTATGTTAGAAGTTTTGCTAGCAACCATCTTGGTTCTGGCGGAAGTGGCTCAATATTTTTTAAAGATAATGGTTATAAACTATGGATTTTGGAACTGACCTACGACAAGATTCATTCATATACATTAAGTACTGCTTGGGATTTAAGTACAGCTTCTAATGATGGGGTTTCTGCTTTAATACAACCTCCTTATTTAGTACAGGGTGGTTCCAATTTCTATGAGGGTAACCCCAGCGGGACGTTTTTTAGCCCAACTGGCACAAAAATGTATTTTACTGGATTAAACGGTAGAAGAGTTTATGAATATTCATTGTCCACGCCTTTTGATATAACTACAGCTACTTACCCAAGCTCCCCTATACCTAGTACCACAGCTAGCTTTTCTGTCATCACACAGGAAAACCAGCCGATGGACTTATTTTTTAAGCCTGATGGCTCAAAGATGTATGTTGCGGGTAGTGGGCAACCCAGTGGTAACGGTGCTATTTATCAATACTCAGTTTAAGGAGTGATCATGCTTTTAGTGAAAGTATTAAACGGGGAAATAGAAAAGTTCCCCTACACGCATGAGGATTTGCAACGCGATAATCCGCACACGAGTTTTCCCAAAACAATTGGCGATGAACTTCTTGCAAGCTATAATGTGTATCAAGTTAGGTCTACCGAAGAACCAAGCTATGACCCGCTAGTGCAAGTCTTAGAGCGTGGCACACCTGTGTATAATATTGATCGGTGGGAAGTATCTTACACGGCGGCAAATAAGGAACAAGCCGAGGCAGAAACAACAGTTCGTGAACATCGAAACACGTTACTCACTGAGACAGATTGGATGGGTTTGTCAGACATTACTATGTCGTCTGACATGACTGCCTACCGTCAGGCGCTTCGTGATCTTCCGGCACAAGCTGGATTTCCTTTTAGCGTGACTTGGCCTGCAAAACCGTAGGAGTTAATACTAACTAATGTTTGGACAATCCGCCCTAGCATCTCTTGCGATAGCTGATCAAGAGGTTTTATTTTTTAATTCTGTCGAGATGATAGGTACGTTTACAAAAGTAAACGTAGGATCTGGAACTTTAGCTGGTGTCTCTACCCAAATAAGCAGCTTCACCCAATCTTCTTTAGGTTCCTTTATCCGTTTTGGATCTTCTGATCAAATCGCTAACTTTACCCAATCTTCTTTGGGTGGTTTCGTGCAAACTGCGGATGCAGACTTAGGGGCTGACTTTACACAAACGTCAGTAGGGACTCGTATACAAGTAGCAAACTCTGATTTAGAGTTTGACTTCACACAATCTTCTATTGGACGGACTATTTTATCCGCCATTTCTGAACAAACGGCTAGCTTCACGCAGTCTACATCTGGTGGTCTTATACTACTTACTAGCGCTGAGTTAGATTTTGACTTTACTCAAATTTCAACTGCTGTCCGTGTCCGCCCCGCTATCGGGGAAATGGACGCTGACTTTACTTTAACCTCTCTTGCAAGTATGATAGTGGACGGATCTTCTGAAATAGAGGCGGTGTTTATACAGTATAGTTTAGGGGGGCTTTTATCGCCTTCTACGGCTGAATTAAGCGCAATCTTTATTATGACAACAGATGGTCGCCTTCTTTGGGAACAGATAACTCGTACTGATAGCGATACATGGACAACAATTAATCCAATTACCATACAATAAATAAGGTGGTTTAAATGCCTAGTACATACACTTCTAACACTGGTATTGAAAAGCCCGGCTCCGGTGAACAGGCCGGAACTTGGGGTGCGACTTCAAACAATAATTTTGAAATTATTGACCGTGCTTTAAACGGAGTGGTGTCGATTGAAATTGCCGGTACTTCGCACACACTTACTACGACAGACGGTGTTTTAAGTAATGGGCAGTACAAGGTTCTGGTTCTTACAGGGACGCCTTCAGGTACTAACACCGTTACAATCAGCCCCAATGATCAAGCAAAAATTTATTTCGTCCAAAACGACACGGCTCAATCTGTTATGTTTACCCAAGGAAGCGGGGGGAATGCAACCGTACCAACTGGGGCAACAAAGATTATTTACGCAGATGGCGCGGGTGCGGGTGCTGCGGTTGCAGACTTTACTGGTGCGTTGTCTGTAACTGGCGGCGTTAATGCTACGACTTTGGAAATAAACGGAACGCAGGTAACTTCCACCGCTGCCGAGCTTAATGTTCTAGACGGCATCACTGCTAATGTTACTGAACTTAACTACATTACAGGTCTTACCAGTAGCGCCCAAACACAAATAGACAGTCTTAGCAGTAGTAAACAGGCAAACATAACAGGCGCAGCAACAACAATTGCTTCTTCAGACCTAACCCCAGAAAGAGCCTTGCTTTCCGATAGCAACGGTAAAGTTGCTGTAAGCTCTACTATTAGCTCTACTGAGCTTGGCTATCTTGATGGTGTTACTAGCAATATTCAGACACAGATTGATGGTATTAGCACCAGTCTTGTTGATGACCCTAGTCCAACACTAGGCGCTCAGTTAGACACAAATGGTAACTCTATTAAGTTTGGAGACTGGACAATTCTTCTTAGCGGCACTGATTTGCTGTTTCAGTATAGCGGCGACACAAAAATCCGCATGACATCTGCCGGTAACTTGGATGTTGAAGACGATATCACAGCCTTTTCAGGGATATAGATAATGACGTTGCCAGCTTCTGGAGCCTT